ACTTCGACTGAAAAGGAGGCCCCCTGTGTCTAAAAAGAAAAAACACCGCCGTCCGGTGCCCAAGACCTGTGACCCCAACCTGTGTGACCATTGCATGTATCTGGGTGAGGGTGACTTTGTGTGTGACCTCCACGGCCTGGGGCCGGAGGAAACGGTCTTTGTGATGGAGGACTGGGAGCCCACGGAGCATTTTCTCCAATGCGTGAAAGAGGCCCGCCATGAATAGACGGGACCGGCGCAAGCTGAAAAAGCAGGGCATCCAGGTGCCCAAGGACCCCAGCATCAACATCAAGCTCTCCGACCTGGGCCGGGGCATTATGACCCCGGCCATGGAGAGCGCCATGATGCACGAAATAAACCAACAATGCCTTGAGGCGGACGCCCGCTTTTCCCTTGACCTGGACACCATGGTGCTCTGGACCCTGTACCAGTGCTATGGCTGGAGGGAAAAGCGGCTCCATGACTTCTACCTGGCAATGGCCAGGGAACACCGCCGGATGAGGGAGTATTACCAAATGGATGACCTCTACCCGGAGCGCTACAAGCTCAAGGAGAAAGGCATTGACATTGAAAAATGGCAAGAGGAGGTGCTGCGAGATGACCCCTAAACCCTGGGAAAACGGTGAGGGCTACCCTGACCCCACCGCATACAACGCCCTGCGGCCTATCATGCAGGAGGACGCCGCCCTGGAGGGAAAGGTCAATTTTCTCATCAAGGTGCTCAAGTTTATCATAGCGGAAAGCGGCTTTGAGCTGCTGGCCCGCATTGAAATCAAGGACAAAAAGACCGGGAGGTGTTTTAGATGAAAACGGCTGACAATGCGGAGCTGTGCCAGGTCATTGAGGCCATCGGCCTGCCCGCTGTGCTGGAGCAATGCGCCGAGGAGCTGGCCGAACTGACCCAGGCGGCGCTCAAAATGGCCAGAAAGCTCCGGGGAGAAAATCCCACGCCGATGACACACGCCCAAGCGGCGGAGCATCTGCATGAGGAGCTGGGAGATGTCCGCCTGTGCCTCAAGGTCCTGGATGTCGCCATGGGCGGAGATAACACCACCGCCGTGGAGGCGGAAAAGCTCCAGCGCTGGCTGGACCGATTGACCCCGGAACGAGAAAAACCAGAGTAAGAGGTGCCGCCCCATGCAATATGACCGCAAAATAACGATCTCCGCCGGGAGCAACCGGCGGGCTATGACCTGGCAGGCCCAGACCATGCTCATCTCAGAGCTGTGGGCCCGGCTCCAGGCCCCGGCCAGAGGCACGGAAACCCTGGCGGCATATCTGAATATGAAAAAGGCCCAGCAGGATGACCTCAAGGACGTGGGCGGCTTTATGGCCGGCACACTGTCCGGGCCCCGGCGCAAAGCCAACAATGTGACCGGGCGTGATGTCATCACCCTGGACCTGGACAACATCCCCTCCGGGGGCACGGAGGATGTCCTGCGCCGGGTGGAGGCCCTGGGCTGCGGCTATTGCATCTATTCCACCCGTAAGCACAGCCCAGCGGCTCCCCGCCTGCGTGTTCTGCTCCCCACGGACAGGACCATGACGGCGGATGAGTATGAGCCCTGTGCCCGCAAAATGGCGGAGTACATAGGCCTGGAGCTCATGGACCCCACCACCTTTGAGGTGTCCCGCCTCATGTATTGGCCGTCCTGCTGCGCCGACAGCCAATACATCTATGTGTGGAAAGATAAGCCCCTGCTCTCTGCCAACGGCCTGCTGGCCAAATACGATGACTGGACCGACTGCACCGCCTGGCCCCAGGTGCCGGGCGCTCTAAGCCTGCCCAAGCTGGCCGTCAAGCAAGGTGACCCGGAGGGCAAGACCGGCGTGGTGGGCGCTTTCTGCCGCACCTATGACATCTACCGGGCCATGGATGAGCTCATCCCCGGCATCTATGAGCCGGTGGACAACATGCCGGGCCGCTACACCTATCTGGGCGGCTCCACCACCGGCGGCGCTGTCATCTATGACAACGGCAAATTCCTCTATTCCCACCACGCCACCGACCCGTGCAGCAACCGCCTGGTCAATGCCTTTGATATGGTCCGCCTCCACCGCTTTGGGGACAAGGACGATGAGGCCCAGCCTGGCACCCCCACCAACCGCCTGCCCTCCTACAAGGCTATGTGTGAGCTGGCCGTGGAGGACAAGGATGTGGCCGCCTTGATGAGCCAGGAGCGCTACCAGGAGGCCGTGCAGGACTTCGAGGGCGTCACCGGCACCAACGATGAGGACCCCGCCAACTGGATGGGCAAGCTGGCCGTGAACACCCAAACGGGCCTGCCCAAGTCCACCATTGACAATGTGTGGATTATCCTGGAGCATGACCCCCTCCTCAAAGGCAAGTTTGCCCTCAACCAGTTTGCAGGCCGTGGTGAGGTCCTGGGGGCCCTGCCCTGGGACGCCCGGACGGGCCGCCGCTTTTGGGATGACAACGACAACCAGGGCCTCTACTGGTACATGGAGCGCTACCACCACATCACCGGCAACGGCAAGATTGACGGGGCGCTTTCCCTGCACTCCACCGCCCACGCTTTCAACGAGATACAGGACTATCTCAAGGGCCTTGTCTGGGACGGGACGCCCCGCCTGGACACGCTCTTTGTGGACTACCTGGGAGCCGCTGACACCCCCTACACCAGGGCCGTGACCCGCAAGTCATTCACCGCCGCCGTGGCCCGTGCTATGGTCCCCGGCATCAAGTATGACACCATGCTCATCCTCTCCGGGCCGCAAGGCCTGGGCAAAAGCACCCTTTTGGATAAGATGAGCCGGGGCTGGTTTAATGACAGCATCCGCACCTTTGAGGGCAAGGAGGCCTCTGAGCTGCTCCAGGGCGTCTGGCTGGTGGAGGTGTCCGAGCTGGACGCTTTCCGCCGGACGGATGTGGCCCGCATCAAGCAGTTTCTCTCCCTGCGGGCGGACCGTTTCCGGGCCGCCTATGGCCGCCATGTCAAGGAGCTGCCCCGGTGCTGTGTCTTTTTCGGCACCACCAACACCTCTGACTACCTCCAGGACCGCACCGGCAACCGGCGCTTTTGGCCGGTGGATGTGGGTGTGGTCCCGCACACAAAAACAGTGTGGTCCGATCTGCCGGAGGAGATTGACCAGCTATGGGCGGAGGCCGTGGTCCGCTGGAGGGCCGGAGAGCCCCTTTTTCTCAAAGGGGAGCTGGAGGATGCCGCCAAGCAAAAGCAGGAGGAGCACCGGGAGGCCAGCACCAGGGAGGGCATCATCATGGACTTTCTGGACAAGCAGGTCCCGGAGGACTGGCAGAGCTGGCCGCTGGACCGCCGCCGCATGTTCTGGGGCGGCGCTGTGCAGGGTGAGGTCAAGCTGGTGGACCGTGACCGGGTGTGTGCCCTGGAGGTGTGGTGTGAGGCCCTGGACGGCAAGCAAAAGGACATCCGCTACTCTGACACGGCGGAAATCAACAGCATCATTGAGGCCTCTGGCAGCTGGGAAAAGAGCAAAAGCGCCTTGCGTTTTGGCTACTGCGGAGCCCAGAGAGGCTTTCTAAAGAGGCGTAACATTTAGTGTAACATTGCCTGCAACATTGATTTTGAATGTTACATCTGCCTGCAACATGTTGCGGGCAATGTTACGGGCAATGTTACGGCCTAAACCCTTGAAAACACTGGACTTTTTAAGGCTCTGCAACATTGCAACATTCATTTCTATTGATTTTGAAAATAGAGAGAATTAGAGGATTAGAGAAAATAAAAACTCTCTAAACCGCCTGTGTACGCATAAGTACGCGCGCGAGGTTACATTGTTGCAGGACCCGATTGGAGGCTGAAAAGATTGAGAGAAAGCAGCATTGAAAGCTACCTGGTCCGCAAGGTGAAAGAGCACGGCGGCCTGTGTTATAAATTCGTGTCCCCCGGCAATCCTGGTGTGCCGGACCGCATCATCATCACCCCCACTGGCAAGACGGTGTATGTGGAGCCGAGCTGGAGAAACGGGGGGCGGATGTCCGGGTGCTTTATGGGATGGACGCCGTGAAAGAGTTTCTGAGGGAGGTTTTTGGTGATGCAGTACATACCGCATGACTACCAGGCCTACTGCATCCAGCGAGTGGTGGAGGACCCCACGGTGGGGCTGTTTCTCCGGCCAGGGCTGGGCAAAACGGTCATCACCCTGTCTGCGGTCAACATCCTCAAGTATTTCCGCTGGCAGGTGGCCAAGGTCCTGGTGGTGGCCCCCAAAAAGGTGGCGGAGGCCACCTGGAGCAAGGAGGCAGCTAAGTGGGACCACCTCCAGCATCTCCGGGTGTCCACCGTTCTGGGGAGCGCCAGCAAGCGCATCAAGGCCCTCAACACTCCG